GGATTTAACTATTGAACATTATGATGAAATGAAAGCAAACGCTGGTCCTACAAAAGTTTATGCTGATGCTTTTTATTCATGGGATAATAGAAAATCAGAATGGAATTCATTGATGAAAGCTCTTATTTCTAATATCGACGATAGATCTATTCCAGCCGATAGAGGTGAAATGTTTACGTATAAGACTGCGTGATATAAATAAATTTATGAGTAACATCATAGAATTTCCGTTAGATCGCAGAATCGAGCAAATGGCCATCGATGATGGTTTCGACGTATATGAAAAACTAGATTTAGCAGAACTCGATACAGAACATTTTTTATCTGAATTATTAAAAGTAATGTTTGATAATGAATATAGAATCGATGCCGAAGAACATGTATTTGACGTATCTTTTTTATATGAAACTCTAAAATCTTTTGTTTATAAAATGAACGGTACATATCATCCTATACAGTCATTCGCTCAGAATCTTTACGCAGATGTAATTGATTCTGAAAATTCACCTCAACTGGACCTGTTTACATAAGCCGCTTTTTATGGTAGGATATACCAGTAAATAAGTGGAGTTTTACAGTGATTATATTAGATTACAACCAAGTAGCCCTAGCTAACCTCATGGTTGGTGGCCCCAAAAATATCAATGCGAACGAAGATCTACTTCGACATATGATCCTCAATTCTATTCGCATGAACAAAGTCAAGTTTGAGAAAGAGTTCGGTGAGCTAGTCATCGCATGCGACGCTACGTCTAACTGGCGTAAACAGTTCTTTCCCTATTACAAAGCGAATCGCAAAAAGAATAGACAAGATTCTGGTCTCGATTGGAATGAAATCTTTCGTATTCTGAATGCAGTACGTGATGAACTAGCCGAATTCTTTCCCTACCCCACCGTCCGAGTTGAGCATGCCGAAGCCGATGATGTCATTGCGACCCTTTGTCATGAACACGGACGCCAACTCGGCGGTGACCCTATCCTCATCTTGTCAGGTGACAAGGATTTCCAACAATTGCAAAAATACTCGAATGTTTCGCAGTATGATCCTACTCGCAAGAAGTGGATTAAATGCAACGATCCTGAAACTTTCCTAAAAGAGCATATCCTCAAAGGTGATACAGGCGACGGTATTCCAAATGTATTGAGTTCTGATGATACATTTGTAGCGAATGCACGTCAGAAACCATTGCGCGCTAAGAAGATTGACGAATTACTTAACCATGTACCAGAGGAATTACAAATCAATTGGCATCGTAATGCTTTAATGATTGATCTTGATCGTGTACCACAAGACATCAAAGATGAAACAATGAAAGCAATTCATGCACAATCTGATAAAGGTCGAGATAAGCTTTTCAATTACTTTATTAAATACAAACTCAAAAACCTAACCGAATGCATATCGGAGTTTTAAAATGGCAGTCAAACTAATCAGTGATATCTTCAAAGAAGTAGAGAAGACAACGGGCAGAAAGAATAAAATCGCTAAGCTTCAGGAGTATGAAGGCAATAATGCTTTTATGCAAATCCTCGAGGCAGTATGTGATGTACGCATTATCTTTGAGTTGCCTGAAGGTGCACCACCGTTCAATTCACCAGAAGATATGATTGATAATACAGGCGGACTCTATCAAGAAGTTCGTAAACTGTATATCTTTACTAAGAATCAACGTAGTGCGAATATTCATAACATCAAACGTGAACGTATATTCATCGAGATGTTAGAGAGTATTCACCCAGAAGATGCTAAGCTAATGCTTGGTGTCAAAGATAAGAAATTGCCATATAAAGGCATTACATCTAAGTTAGTAGAGGAAGCATTTCCAGGTAGGTTCAAGTATGAGTAAGTCAAAACGAGAAAGTAATTACCGTAAAGAAGAACGTAAGTTTGAAGACGGTAGTAAGAAGGAATTTATCCACGAGTATCGCGAACATAAAGAAGAAAAATATTTAAAAAATGTTCTTCGTTCGAACGATTTGGAAGCTCTGTTAGAAGTTGAAGATTATAAATAAAACATGCCAACGTACACATATTTTAATTCTGAGACTGGTGATTTAGAAGACCACGTACATAAAATTGCTGAGATGGATTCCTTCTTGGCGGCACATCCTCATCTCACTCGTAAGATCACCACTAATAAGACAAGTATTGTTACTGGCGTCGATCAAAGACCTGACGCTGGCTTTCGTGATGTTCTGAAATCAATCAAGAAGGCCTCAGGGAGGGGCAACACAATCGAGACATTCTAACCCGTAAGTATAACAAAAACAGAGTAGGTTATATGGCACTTTCAAAGAGACAGCGTCGTTCGCTGAGAAAGAACGGTATTTTAGATTCGAACGAACACGTACCACAGAGAGGCATGAAGCTTCAGCCAATTTTTCCGAAAACTTTTGCTCAACAACTGACGTTTGATGCATTCGACTCAGGAGACCACTTACTACTTCATGGAATGGCAGGTACAGGTAAAACCTTTATTTCATTTTATTTGGCACTGTCCGAACTTTTCAATAACCCCGACTGCGAATTCTATGACATTACTGTCGTACGGTCCGCAGTACCTACCAGAGATATCGGCTTCCTTCCGGGTAATGAAGACGAAAAGCTATCAGTATATGAAGAACCTTATCGAGCAATCTGTAATGAATTGTTTCGACGCGGTGACGCATACGATATCCTGAAAGAAAAGCAATTAGTAAAATTTATGTGTACTTCTTTCGTCAGAGGCTGTACAATGGATAATACTATTGTCATAGTAGACGAAGTTAATAACATGAACTTTCATGAACTCGATTCACTTATTACACGAATCGGTGACAATGCACGACTCATCTTTTGCGGCGACTTCCGCCAAAGTGATTTGACCAAACAACAGGAGAGACAAGGTCTCTTAGATTTTATGAAGATTATCGACAGACTAAATGGATTCGAACACATTGAATTCCATTCTAACGACATTGTTAGATCATGTCTGGTGAAGGAGTATATCATTGCAAGAGAAGAACTCGGGCTTTGCGCTTAAACTATTTGAACCTAAACCCCTAAAACGAATCAACGAGGACGGCAAGCGGCTGTACGTTACTGAAAGCGGAGAAAAGTATCCGTCAGTAACGTCAGCCCTTGGCGCATTATCGAGGAAGAAGATATGGGAATGGCGAAAACGTGTGGGCGCGGAAACTGCCAACAAGATCTCAACACAGGCATCTCGCGCAGGTACTGCAGTGCACCAAATTGCCGAGGACTATATTCTGAATCAGATGAAAGAAGACGCGAATCCGATTGCACTAAACACTTTCAGAACCATCCAACCTTATCTCGACGAATTCGTGGACGAGATCTACGGAGTGGAACTGCAAATGTATTCGGACGAATTAAAAACGGCCGGCACGACTGATCTCATTTGTCGCTACGACGGCAAAAACACCATTCTAGACTTTAAAACATCTAAGCGTTGGAAATCCAAAGACGAGATTAAATCGTATTTTATGCAGGGTGCTGCGTATGCTACAATGGTCAAAGAACACTATGATATGGATATAGATAGAATAGTAATTCTAATGGCTGTTGGTGGTGGAGAAGGTGCTCTTGTATTCGACGAAGCACTTGAAGATTGGCAACCAATGACTCGTAAATTCTTTGATCTATATCATAAAGGAAAACTGAAGGATTTTTAAATGAATAGAAATAAATTTGCTGTGATTCCAGAATTTTTAACTGAAGCACAATGCGATCATATATGCGACCTAGCAATCGAGCTGGATAACATCGAACCTGGAAAAATGTTAGATGATGCTGGTCATGAACATCTTGATGCACGTAAATGTAAAATTTCTTGGTTAGATCATACCACAGCAGAAAAAAAAGGTTTAGCTGAAGAAGTAGAAAACATCTATAACTATATCGATGTTCAAGTAAATTCTGTAGTTGAAGGAATGGGATTAAGTGATTGGGAAATTACAGAAAGAGAATCGTTTCAGTATACACAATATGAACCGGGTGATGGGTACGGATGGCACAAAGACGTATATGATGCGCCGTATGAAGAAGGCCATTTCAAGGGTCTAATTAGAAAAATTAGTGGTATTGTTTTTCTCAATGATTTCGATGAATGGGATGGTGGTGATTTACAGTTAGAAAATCCTTGGGAATGGGCACCAGATCAATTTTGGATGCGCATGAATGCTTTTCATCCTACTATCAATGAAGATATTAAAAAGGGTTCAGCAGTAATATTCCAATCAGATATATGGCACCGCGTAACACCGATTACAAAAGGCATTCGAAAGTCACTCGTATTATGGTATGATGGTCCGCCGTTTGTTTAATTATTAAGCGGATTATCTAAGATTAACTGCATTTTCTCTTCGAGTTCTTTTCGCGTATCACGTAGATCTTGATCTAGCGTTCTCATACGCTCATTCACTTTAGACTCAATACCATATACGTCATCTCTTAGTTCGCGCTGAGTGCTGTTAGTGTCAGAATCGACTTTACGAGCGAGAGCTTCGAGTCGATCCATATCTTCGGTCAATCTCTCTTCAGTCAAATCCATCTTTTGAGACAAAGCATCCATTGAAGCTTGTAATGATGTCATTGTTTCTGACTGTACTGCGAGCTGTTGCTCAATACCAGACATATCAGGAGCCACATATGATTCAATTGTCTCCTTCATATTACGGTAATCATTGTAAAATTCAAACGCACCCCACGCACCGCCGGCGAGAGTGGATAATGCGGTAAGAACCATAAACATCTTACCGCCTTTAAATGTCATGCCAGCGAATTCAAATTCTGCCATCTTTCTTTGCCTTCTCTGCTAGTTTTCTATTTGTAGTTCTAATGATGATAGCACCGTCTTTATCGTAAATCGTATACCACTTCATAGTATACTCACAAAGCCAGCAATTAATCCACCGCAGAATATAAAGAAACCCACAACAGCAGCTATATCAATATAAAATGCTTTTTTACGGGCTGCCTTCTCTGCAGCTATAATTCTTTGCTGACGAATAAGTCTGCGCTCTTTCATCATATCTTCATAAAACTGTTGTTGACCAGTATAAAGAAGAAATTCGTAAAGTTCTTTTTCTAATTGTTTTATTTTATGACGAGCTGCAGTAACTTGTAGTGCTTGCGCCTCTACACTACTACCACCAAATAATTTGCCCACCATTGATGGGTTTGTTGCATGTTGATTGGCTTCTGCTAGTGTTTCTTTCGCATCAAAGAATTTTGCAAAAACATCATACATATCTTGGACTTCTTGTCCTTTCTCAATCGCTCCTTTAATCATATTAAAAGCAGAACCAGCCATCGACAACGCGGCTGCTATTTCTACCATTATGATTATTCCTTATCTGTATTACCTGCCATTACGCTCGGGGCCGACGGAGCTTCAAACTGTAAGTTCCGGAGGTTTTGTATCTCGCGTTGTAACTTCAGTACTTCGAGTCGTTTCTTTTCTAACTCGAGTTTATATAATACATTACAATTGAGTCGTTCTTTTGGTGCGCCGATAGGAATCGTAATTCTACCGTATACACCTATATCTCTCATAAAATCATCTTGTTGGAAATTGTACATCGGATCCAAATTATTATAATACGGATCGTTTTGGTTCAGTATGCCAACAACACCGAACTCGACGTTTGTTGATGATCCAATTGCTGCTGAACATTCTAGATCACCAGCTCTTATTCTGTCTTGCTGAAAACTCTGTGGAGAATTCGGTATAGCTAAGTTGATACCACTCGACTGAGCATACGCAAAACATGGAAATAGTATCAGCAATGTCAATAATCTTTTCATTTTACTTTAGAACATATCCTAGAAGAAACCAAACTCGCCGTCTCATTCGACTTTACGTGTAAAGATCGAGAACAAATATATCTTACACGAGGCAAATCACCCTGTCTTATGTATATATTTATCTTCTTCCTTTCTAAATATTTGACTGGAGTATTTCTTTCTTGTGCTGCCCATGGGACATGAGCCCATTCGTCATCAAATACTTCGAAGGTATAGTAGTTAACATCGGCACGAGAATTCCATAGCTCCATTTCAGCTACGTAAATTCCATCGACATATGAGGGTTCGAGATCTGGGTAGGTGGGAGTCCATGAATGGGCCGCAACGGGCCCACTCAGGACTAACAATAAGCACATAATATAGCGCATGATTTAGATCGCTATACAGTTAGCCTGTACAATCGCGGTGTATGTGCCACCAGGAAGTGCTTTGCTAACGCCGTAATCGGCTTCTGAACTAACCTTAAACCAAGTGCTACCAGTAAATTCGAGATCTACTTCAGTAGTAGAATCATATTCGATTTTACTTGTGTCATATGCAGACATCTGAGCGTCAGACACAGCTTCTACAGCAGTAGAACCCGTCCAAGCAACAGTATCTGAAAGCGCAGGACTTTGTGAGAATGAAGAAGGATGAGTGATAACAGCCTTATAAGCGTCAGCGATAACTACATCGTAACGTACAACAGGCTCAACACCTCCGTCAGCAGCATCAGTTGATAGGATACTAGCTGATGGGTTACCGTAAACACCCTGCTTATCGAGAGTCACTACACACTTAGATTCGACATTGCCCACGATAGGAGCATCGAGTGCTTGTACACTCATTGCTGATACCGCAATTGCCGCTGCCAAAATTTTCTTGAACATTAACGTTCTCCTTTATATTGTGATTTGACTAATTTATCATGAAGTAAGTCTTGTGCAAATTGCAATCTGCGTCCCCGATTATTTCTAGGCAACGCAGCATCTTTGAGTTGAATTGTTTCATTATAAACAGTGTCAGGTAATTGGTCATAGTATATATTTGTAAATGCTGCCAATGCCATTACTTGATTATGTTTAGCAGTATCTTGAGCATTCTGTAACGATCTATTCGCTATACCTAAAACTGTCTCAAGATCAACCTCTTCCTCTGCATCTTCTTCTTTTGCAACTTCCTGTCGCTCGCGTTCATCTTCATCTTCATCACGCATAGTCATCTCTCTGTCGATCTCGTCTTGCACAAACGTATCGTCGAGCGGATCTACAACTTCAACTGATAGTATATCAGGTATTTCTACCTTATAATCAGGACATGATGGATCCGTTTGCGGATCAAAGCATGTATCATACTGATAAGTGTAAATCACTGATGGGTCGGTCACTTTACCGTCACCTTCCCATGTTATTTCTCCATCTCCCCAATAATCGATAGGAATTCCACCAACACCGATTACTTTGAAGATAGAATTACCGGGTAATCCCGTCCAGTCGTCGGTTTCTCGAAAGATATATCCACCGTCGACCGCATTTTCGTTTTGTACTGTGACAAGTAAAGAATCTTCAGAATTCTTGACTGTCGTATATCGATACAAAACTTGATTGACTTGTAAACCTGCTTGTTGAGGCAAAAGATTACTCATCACCCAATTATATCCGTTCTGAGCAGCGTTGGTCGTTTGACCAAATATTTGTTCAGAGTAAGAGTAAGAGGGCGAGCAAGCCAGCGAGACCGCCACCAGCCATTGCTGTATTTTTCGTAGTGTCATCTATTCCCTCATCTTTTTTTTCGCCTGGTTCTACTGTCTTGCCTTCGGCAAGCCACGCAGCTTTGGCTTCTGGACCGATCAGTCCGTCGTATGGACATGGTGTACCAGCATTCATCATTGCATCGAATACTCTTTCATCGGTACACATGAGTGACACAGCTGCCACTTTCATACCCATATCATATAGAGTTTTGGAATTCTTCAGTCGTTCACAGTTTTCATCAGTAAATTGAGTACCTGTAGAAATACCGAGAATTTGTGTTTGTACTGCTCCTGCTACACCAAACGTACAAAGATCTGAGTTCGATGTATTAATAGTAGGCGTAATAGCCGAGGCAGGTGGCGACTTTAATGTCGTAGTCGTATTGCCATTTGTTGTAATTGTACTTGTAGTTGTCGACTCAGTTCTTATCAAATTTGGATCAATCGCTTCTTCCTCTTGTGCTAATACTGCAGGAAGAAATGAAACAAAGAAAATAATACCAATACCGACGCACAAGATTCTTATTAAGCTTGCGTCTAGTTTGTTCATTGTTATTTTTACCTATAAAAATAATAAAGCATCTATATAGGCATAATGTGAAGATGGCTCAACCACGGTTTATTTATACCCCATTATTCCCAGCCCCTGTCAATATATGGACAGGCCCCTGCACCTCACGGCATATACGAAAAAGTTATAAGCTTATAACCCAAAAGTCTAACCAGGCTATGTAACGGGTCTGCTCCCTGTAGTAGAATAGCAGCCCCCAAAAGGAGAATACTATGCATACTTATGAACTTGACTGCGCTCACGATATGACTTTGGGTGAGCTCTCTGATCTCTGTACCAAATACCATGCACATTATCGCTCACTCATCCATTATGGACCCGCCGGCGGTAATCCGTATATCCAATTCGTTTTTAATAACCAAAACGACTTAGAACATTTTATTACTGATTATGTAAATATTTACTAAAAATAATCTAAAAAAATCTCTAATCAAATCAATAACTTGCATGCGCCCAAAAAGTCCAATGAAATCAATAACTTAGGATTGTACTTTCCCATCTCAGCAGGGTATAATCTCCCTATCAAATGAAAAAACAGCCGCTACTGGCGCCCATACGGGCTAGATTAACTGAAAGCGGCTAACCTTGGAGATAGATTATGAAAGCGATTGTTCAGACTCAACACATGGAAAACTACGGCGCCCACGATTGGGACGGTAAGGGCGAGTGCCCGCAGTACTGGAAGCCGAAAGGTGGCAACACCTACATCTTCAACTGCACCATCGAGGAGAATATGGATTCTCAGTGGTGGGCCCGTGTCGAGGCCGCTTGCACTAGCAAGTCTGAGTATTTCGAGGAGTACTCCGTTGGTGAGACTGTTGTCGATGATATTGACTTCCGTCTTTCTGATCACTTTGCTGATTGGGACGCACCTTACTATGGTACGATCAAGGAAGATCGTATCTCTTTTCACCGCACGACTGAAAACCGGCCGATGTCTGGTATGCGTGCTGAAATCGCTAAGGAGTTCACCGCGTACGACGTGCTGGACAATGGCGAGGAAGTACATCACGGTGTTGCCTTCGAAATGGTAAACGGTGATGTTATCAAATACTCCGAGCTTCGAGCTTGGTTGGATACCTACGCACCACAGGAGGCAGCGTAATTATGGGTAGAAAAAGAAAGAACGATCCGTTTGCAGTCGAAGAAGTCGAAGCGTTTGATCCTGACTTCAAGCAACCACAAATGATCATTCAGCTTCGTAAGATCGTCGACTCGATCGGCAATCCGAAGCCGCTTCATTGGGTTCGTACTGACAACGGTCGTAATGTATGGGTTGCTCACAAGCATGCCAAGACGATCGTCAATATTTACGATCAGCTGACGAGTCAAGAGTCTACCTCTTTCTCATCAGTAGACAATCGTATAGATCCTGCTGTCAATGCTACACGAGCTCGTATCAAGCGTCAGTTCATGCAGAATCTTCAGACTACTGACGGTTTGCAGGACATTCTTGAGGGTTTGCGTGCATGAGAATATTCAAAGAAATCACCGATTGGCCTGAGGTCGAGTACGATGTGAAGAACCACACTTATGCTGTCAATGATGCAGGTAAGTGTGTAGGCTATGTCAAAACTGGTACGGCTGAGTGGATCTTCTTTGGTAAGCCACGATTTTTTGATCGGGCCCGTCGCAAGTTCATCCAGCTGAAGTCCGGAAATTTAGTAAATTTATTTGAAAAAAACTATGTACAATACTAATTCTTTTTGGTAGAATGGTACTTGTAAATTGAAAAACATCCTGTAGGAGGGATTATATTATGGCACATATGGTTGAAACGATGGCGTACGCAGGTGAAGTTCCTTGGCACGGTCTCGGTGTTAAAGTAGCTGATGACCTGACGCCTCAAGAGATGATGAAGGTTGCTGGTCTCGATTGGTCAGTAGAGCGTCATCCTATTACTACGCTGGTAGATGGTGAAGAGATCACTATTACTGGCAAAAAAGCTTTGGTTCGTTCATCTGATAACAAAGTGCTCGATGTTGTAGGAGATCAGTGGATCCCAGTCCAAAATGCTGATGCATTCGAGTTCTTTGACGAGTATGTTAAGGCTGGCGGCATGACGATGCACACTGCTGGATCGTTGAAAGATGGCCAGATTGTTTGGGGACTCGCTAAGATTAACGAATCTTTTTCTCTCTTTGGCGGTAAGGATCAGGTAGACTCTTACCTCTTGCTGTCAAATCCACATAATTATGGTCGCGGTGTCGATGTTCGATTCACACCCATTCGGGTCGTTTGCAATAACACCCTGTCAATGTCTCTCGAAGGCAAAGCATCGCTCGGTATTTCTCTGAATCACAAGTCAGAGTTTGACGCAGAGCGGGTCCGCCTTGCCCTCGACGAGGCATCTAAGAAGATGGAAACTTACCATGAAATGGCTGATTTCCTCTCGAAGAAGTACTACAAGCAAACTGAACTGTTTGAGTACTTCAACCAAGTCTTCCCTGTTACCACCAATCGTGCTGGTACAATGGACTTTGACGAGCTAATGAAGTCATTCCAAGAAGGTAAGAAAGCTGGTTCGCGTAACGCTCGCACTGCAATGGACATCATTAACACACAACCTGGTGCATCACTTGCCGAGGGTACATGGTGGAATGCTTACAATGCAGTGACTTACATGACTAATCACACTCTCGGCAACAGTCAAGATACTCGACTGCAGTCAGCTTGGTTCGGTCATAACAAGAACACGAACATCAACGCTTTAGGTATGGCAATTGAATACGCTCAAGCAGCGTAAGGGTTTGGCGCCCGAAAGGGCGTCTTTTTTTCACATATAAATATTATTCCATGCGGAGGAGGATTTGTTATGGAATTAGTAATTTTAGGTGTGGTAGCAGTAGTAGTGGCTGCCTTTTTCTTTTGGCCGAAAGTAAGCAAAAAAATCGATGACTTCCAAGAAGACATGGATGAAGCTCGCGAAGCAGTCGAAGAAAAGTTTGAAGAAGTCATTGACGATGTTGAGGATGCAGTGAAAGAAGCGTTGGATAAACTTCCTACTAAAGCGCAACTGATGAAGCTGACCAAAGCAAAGATCGATGACCTGGCTAAAGAAGTCGGTATTGAACTTGATCGACGTCAGACAAAAGAGAAGATGGTTGCTGAACTTCAAAAGCAAGCTAAAAAAGCGAAACAGTAATATGTCTAAAGTAATCGACGACGCACCGAAGGAATTCGGTGCTCAGTCTTTTCTATTCGAAATAGAGAAGCTACGTGAGAAAGATTCGATCGATTATATGGATGCCATTTTACATTATTGCGAAAGAAATGATATTGAGATTGAGGCAGTGGCGCAGTATATTCGAAAGAATCTAGTGCTCAAAGCAAAGATCCAAGAAGAAGCCGAAGAACTAAACTTTTTACAGAAGACTGCACGTTTACCTATATGATTGAACCTTTTGATGCATATCAGAAGTACCTTGCGATTAAACTACATTTCTCTCAGCCATCATATGATTACTTTAAATATCATGGCAAGACGAATGCACGCAAGGATAAGTTTGACCTACGGCAAGACCGTTTCTTTTTTCACAAGCTCTCTAAAAAAGAGAACCTCGAGTTGTACCTCGCCTGCAATTTTCTGGATAATCCAGACTTGTGGGCAGGGCAACTCCTTGAACAAGAATGCATAGACAGATATAAAGAGACCCTGAAACGTCATCAGTCGTTAGAATATCTGTTTAAGAATGATCTATCACAGTTCGATAGTCTCGATGAGGCGTTTACTGTGAGATCTGGTGACTATCCCAAAATACTGAATATGTTCAACCGCAAGGAAATTATGGCTGAGACCATGGTGATCCTCAACGGTACGTGTAACATGTTCCATTATTGGGATGGTACTATATCAGACACTATCTTGTGGCCGAAGATACGTGATAAGCTAATGAAGTATGGCTCGTTTGTCTCTTACGATAAAGAGAAATACAATGATGTGATTAAGAATCTCATCTAACACACAACACACACAGGAGACATATTATGTCCAATCCATATGAACTACGTTTTAAAGTGCTAGAAATGGCGCGTGATCTTGAAATGAATCGTTACGATCAAATGAATGGTGCCTTTTGGCATTTACACAATGAACTTGAAAATACGATTGCCGACTATAAGGAAACTGGTGGTAGGGCGTATCTTGACAAGTTAGAAGATCGTTTAGATCAAATTAAAGCATTTATACCACAGATGCCACAGCCGAGTGAAATCAAGGCGAAAGCACGTGAACTTTACGAGTTCGTTGAGACAAAGTGATATAAATATGGGGGAGGGGGGTTTACAACTCCTCCCTTTTATAGTAAGATATACTTGTTATATTATGAATACTGTGAATAAACTGTTATACATTCGCATACAAGGAAAAACATATGAACGATTTTGCATCGCTTAAATCCTCACGTAAGTCATCATTCGATAAGCTTACAGCAGCCGCAGAAAAAGTTAGCGGCAACCAACAAAACAACGGCCCTGACGAGCGCTTTTGGAAACCCACAGTCGACACAGCAGGTAATGGTTCTGCCATTATCCGATTCTTGCCTGCACCCACAGGTGAAGATGTCCCGTTTGTCCGATATTGGGATCATGGCTTCCAAGGCCCCGGTGGCTGGTATATTGAGAAGTCACTGACTTCTATCGGCCTCGACGATCCTGTCGGTGAATACAACTCCAAACTGTGGAACTCAGGTCTTGAATCAGACAAAGAGATTGCTCGTAAGCAGAAGCGTCGTCTTCATTACGTATCAAACATCTTTGTTGTTTCTGATCCTGCTAATCCTCAAAACGAAGGTAAGGTATTCCTTTACGAGTTTGGTAAGAAAATCTTCGATAAGATCAATGACCTCATGCATCCCGCTTTCGAAGATGAAGATGCTGTCAACCCATTTGATCTATGGGAAGGTGCCAACTTCCGCCTGCGCATTCGCAAGGTAGAAGGTTATCGTAACTATGACAAGTCTGCGTTTGACTCTCCCTCGGCTCTCTCAGCTGACGATGGTGAGCTCGAACAGATTTGGAAACAGGAACATCCGATTGCAGAAATGCTAGATCAGAAGAACTTCAAGTCGTACGAAGAACTTCAACAGAAGTTGATGCGTGTACTTGGTGGTTCACAGCCTGATAGTGTTGCAGAAGATGTACCTAATGCAGCGCCTGCAGTGCAACCAACTGAACCAGCATGGACACCTCCTGTAGCAACAGCAGAACCAGTAGCAGAAACAACAGCGTCATTTGATGACGATGATGAGTCACTGGATTTCTTTAGGAAGCTTGCTAACGAATAATAGCTTGGGAAGCTTTGCGGGGACTTCGGTCCCCTTTTTTATGTTTGTCTGCGATTCGTTAAAAATGGATCAACAGCTACAAATTGAGGAGTTGCTGTTTCAAGTGTAGGAGTCATCGTGGTACCTGATGGAATACCGCGTTCTTTCTGAGGACCAGCATTTTGTACTATTGGTACTATAACACTTTTTATTTTTTCGTCTAGTGTTTCGTCAACAACTGTATCAACCTTAGAATTCAATTCATCAGTAGGGATAAGTGTAGTTGTGACATCTTCTTCAACTCGTTGTTGCTCATCAAGCTGTTTTCTGTTTTCAATAGCGTTTTGTCTTGCTATAGCTCTACCTTTTCTTATAGCAATATCAACTTCTTCATCACTGAAGCCCGCCTCGATCATCGCCGTATGAAATGCCGGATCGGCATTACCTTTCATTGCTTCGTCTGCCAATTCAGATTTGGACATAGAATTGTATATTCCCAGACTACTTGCTTGAATGTCTTGTGGAACTTCATTTGCTTTAGGATTTGGTGTAAGTGCGTCTTCACCAAAGTATGCTTTAGAATCTTGATGCAATCTTTTCATCACAGCATAATTGAAACGTCTTACTATCTCACCGTATGTTGTTATTTGTTGGGGTTTCGAAATATTATTCTCAATCAACCAGTCTCGCATTTCAAATGAAAAATCTAGAGGATCGTGCATTAATTCTTTTGCGTCTACGCCCAACAATCTCGCTTTCTCAGCAACAAACATTTTCTCCTTAAAATACTCTGCATCGGTCACTTGTTTGTTGAGTTCAAGGAATTTTTCTTGCAGTTTTGGATCAGAGTATGCAGGGAATAGAAAATCGCCCATACCCCAGTTACGAATAGATTCAGTGTCTGGTTCGCCGTGTTCTGCTTTGAATGCCGCAAGGTTATCTTCTGCTTCTTTCGCACGCAATTGAGTTGCTTCAAAGTCCATTATGAAGTTTTCTCTTTCGATCGTCAAAGGTTCTGATGTGCGCATCAGCGCAATATCCTGCGCTTCACTCAACCCACCAACTTCTTCTAATGCGGTGGCCGCTTCTTCACGCCGGCGCTGGCCTTGCATGCGCCGCGCTCCTTGGGTTTTCGGTGTTTCAGCGAGATGTTTATCCATAGTATTTTTACTGATGAGATCATTAATAGCTTCTGAGCCTGCATCTCCTACCGCTTTCCATGTAGCACTTGCTAAAGATTGGCCGTACTCTTCTTGATAAGCTTCATTGAGTTTTGCATGGTCATCCCAAGTCATATCTCTAAATGCAGCGTATATGTCTTTAGGATCTTCTTCAGTATCAAATAACCCTTCACCCAATAAATCTCCAAAAAATCCTACCGTTCCCTGTGCATCTCCATATTTTTGAATCATCTCTTCACGCGAGGTCATTTCATCTAAATTTTCTTCATTAAAATCTTCATACGCTTGACTAATATTTTCATCAATTTGTGTATTATCAGTGATTATAGTACCAATGGCCATACCAGCGCCGAGGGCGGTTGCAGCTGCAGCTCCTGTTGTTGCAGCTGCTGCAACCGCCGTGGCTCCCAAAGCACCAGCTACCATCGAGCCGACACCTGCAATCATACCAACATCGAGTAATGTGCCAGCAGCTCCCTCTGACATAGCATCAGCAGCACTTTCAAGTGTATCTGCGAGTTCGGATTGTGGTTCTGCAGCTTCTTCTGATATTTCTTCTTCAGTAGGATTGACACCAGTTCCAGTAGTGTCATCTCCTTCCATAGCATCTAATTGTTCATCTGCATAATCGAGTGCTTCGTCTTGATCTTCGACTAGTGGTAATTCTTCTCCTTCATCATCACTCGATATCATTGCGGCAATATCATCAGCAAATAATGCAATTGCACCTAGCATTGCCACATTAGCCATTCTTTGTAACATTCCCAATGTTTTAACTGTTACATATGCTGCAGCGGCACCTCCTACAAATCTAGCAGCTTTTTTAATTCTGCCACCTTCAACTGCTTCTTCATCTCTACGACGCTCATTCTTTCTATTCGTAGCAGCGTTTTGTGCAATTGCTAATCCTAGTTGTTTCTTAATTTGTTTAAGATTACTATTAGCAATAAACATTTGTTTATTCAAATCGGTGACTTGATCACGTAGAGTATCAGTAATAGCAAAAAGAGTTCCGATTTCTGCTATTCGTGTAGGAATAAGTGTACCAGATTCGATAAAGGGAATTCCACCTTCTTCATCTAACTCAATATCTTTTGTAACTATAACATTAGAGAGGGAATAAGTTCTTCGTTCTTCGTCATCTTTAATAGTGGGTATAGAAACAGCCATTGCTTGAGGTAACCAAGACAAATCTATTGGCTTATCATCTGGAACATTGCTTGTAGCTTTTTGCTGTGGTTGAGGTTTTCCTACACCATCTTTTGGTGTTGGATCATTTGCGTCTTTGCCTCCACCCAATAAACTACCGACTAAACCACCCAGACCTCCTGCACCTAACGCTTTAGCAAAACGGCCCTTTATACCGGTTGTTTTGTTTTTAATTTTAGCATCTCGCTTTGCACGAGCAGCTTGTCGTTTTGCTTTTATATCAGCCGCTTTTTTATCTCTAGCAGTCTGTTGTTTTTTTGTTCGTTGCGACTTAGGAACCTTTTTAGAATCAGCAACTCTTTTATTTCGTATGCCATTTTTGACGGCATCTCTTGTTTTAGTTGCGCCCTTCGCTGCTGCGGACCTAGCAACGTTAGCTCCGAGTCGTAATATTCCGCCGCCTATCTTACTGGTTAATGACATTAAAATTGATCCGCGATTTCTGTTCTATCTTTATTCTTTTTGCTTTCTATCTTTTCACGTATAAAGTCAGTCCACACCTCTCTTTCGAAAGGTATCATATTCTCTATTTCTCCAATGGACATATGGTGATACTGAGTTATA